CTGCGGTTCAACAGGACTGTTGGGTAAAAATCCTAAATCCTTCGCTTCAACTTGAAAAGCAATAGGATTTTCACTCGATCTTATTGTAGCTTTGTCAGTTTCCATATCCATAGTTACTAATGTATATGTAGCAGGCATGGTTGACTTATTATATTTTTCTGGATCTAATAATTTAACCTCTTCGCCAATATTAAGCAATTGTAAAATCGAAGATTGTTTTTTTTGTGACTGTTCTATTCCTGGCGATGGTGCCGTTGATATAGTACGTAATAAATTGGCATCTACTACTAGCGCCGGACTAGGACCTTCATTATTAATATTAACCATTGATCCATCAGGTAAAACATATGTAACTGTATAAAGATCATCTCTTACCAGTTGATTGACTCTTATTTGTGAACCTGATTTGATTTCTTCGCCATTAACAGATTCAAACATATAAGGATTATCATTGGAAATGGTGATTGGACCATTTTCAGTTGTTTTTGTAAAAACGAGTTTATTTGGGGATACGTTCTGAACAGTATAAATGGTATCTGCAAATCTAACTTTATCGTTAATTGCAAATGATTTTACTGGGTTGGGTGACTGTATAAATTCTATCTCATCGGCCTCTTTCATTTCCAGACCCTCTATCTCGTTATTTAAAACATATAACCCATCTTCGTCTGGTCCTTGTTCAACCGTCCATATTGCATCGCTTCCTTTGATTTTAACCTTTTGTTTTTCAACTTGTATCTGAGGTGAAGGTTGTTGAATATTACTTTTAAGGCGTAAATTATTTTCTATTGTAAATGTTTTTCCAGTATTTAAGTCTCTAACGGTATAAGAATCTACAAAGCCACTTGTATCAATCGTGGTTACCATAAGCGGTCTATTAGGATTTCCATCTAAATAGTATGTTGAGCCTATTAAAATTTGCACTTGGTCAAATGGATTTTGCATTTGATATTCAGAGAATACCCCGGGTACGGTTGGATCAGCTGGAAACCCAGTATCTACTTGACCACTCCAATCTTCAAACAGGGGCGAGTCCTGTGTTTGCTCCTCGACAATCGATCTATCCATCTCAATATCTTTATAAGCTGTATTATCTTTTACCAATTTCTTATTAGTCGCTTCTGCGACTTCTTCCAAGTTATTTAATCCGGTTAGTTTAACAATATTGCTTTCTTTCATGGCTGTTAATTCATCAATATTATCAGCAGTTATTAATCTCATCTGAACATTCATAGCTTGCAATTCTTGATATAATAGTTTAAATGCGTAAGGTACCTTAACTATTGAAAAGTCTCTTCCATATTTACTTACGGGGACAATATTTAATCCGCCTTCCAAATTCTCGGTAAATTGTAATGGTCCATCTGTCATAGGGCTTAAAAATATATTACGACTCTCGTTGTAAACCGCAATTGTACCACTCTGATTGCATATTGCCATATAATACTTATCCCCGCGTTCCATCATTGATTCATACATAAAATTGGTCATTCCATGTGCCAATATCGCATCTCTGTCCATTTCTCCTATTCTTAAACCTCCGTTATTTGCTCGTCCCTGTACTGTTTGTCGGGTAAGAACCGTTCTCGGTCCTCTGGCGCGATAATTAATTTTATCTTTGACCATATGCTTTAATCTTAAATAAAATGTGGGTCCGAAATAAATTTCAGTTTCCAATTGTTCGCCTGTCATACCATTATACATAATTTCATTTCCCGTAGAATGAAACCCATTTTGGGTTAAAATAGACCCAAATTCTTTCTCTTTTGGTCCCACATTATTGAATGCTGTGCAATCTCCCGATGATCCATTCAAAACACACGCTTTACCTATCAATACCTCTACTAAATGACCAATGGTCATACGCGATGGAAGTGCGTGCGGATTTACAATAATATCAGGTCTAATACCCTTATCATTATAGGGCATATCTTGTTCTTCTAACACTATTCCAATTGTACCCTTTTGTCCTGCCCGAGAACAAAATTTATCGCCAATTGCCGGGATTCTATCATGTCTAATTCTTATTTTTGCCAATTTTCTTCCATTCTCGGTTGTTGTAAGGAAAGATTTATCAACATATCCTAATTGTCCCTTTTTGGGTGCAACAGATTCGTCAACATAAACCTCATCCGAAGACATGCTTTTAGTTGCTTTACCTATTAAAATAGTTTTATCATTCACTTCAGAGTTTTCTTTAATTAATCCCGATCTAGGGTCTAATTGACTATAATCATATCCCATCTTTAAACCAACTACCTCATTATTTTCAATATTCATAAATTCACTTGAAATTTCTTTATTGGCAACCTTTGTTTCTTCTTCTTCTGATTCATATACATTAAAATAGGTTGTTCGAAATAACCCCCTATCTAATGCCGACTTATTCATAATAACACCATCTTCAACATTATATCCCGTATAACACATAATTGCAACAATGGCATTAACTCCATATGGATGTTTATTTTTTGTAATAGGTGTATAATATCGACTTCTAACAATTGGTGTTTGTCCATAATTAAGCAAAATCGCCGATTTATCCAATCTATTTTGATAATTTGTATGAAACATTGAAACTGCTTGTTTACTTTGGCCACACGAGAATGCATTACGGGGATAAGGGTTTGTGGAAGGAAAAATAACTTGATTTGCCATCATACTTAAAATTACAGAAGGATGAATTTCTTTATGTGTGATTTTACTTTTAATGAAAGTATCTTTTTTCTGACTATATGATGCTAACATTACACCTTCCATTTCTTGCGTGTCTAAATATTCAACAATTGCCATTGAGTCTACCAAATCAATAGATTTACTATATAAATCGCTTATTTTGTAAATTTTTTCATTTGAAATTTTAACGTCTATCTTTCTCTTACCTGTACCTAGTACACATTCTTTCCAAGATATATCTCCATCAGATAATCTCTCCAAAATATTTCCTTTTTCATAACTTAATTCATCTCCAACTACATGAAGTAATGGATGCAAAGGTCTACCGGCATCAGTTTGGATATATATTTCATTTCTCTTAATATTCCAACTAATACTAATATATATACTAAATAATCCATTGCGCCTGTAAAGAATAAGACGGTTTTTCATTTCTAATGGCGTTATTGTCACTCCAACCCAAGCACCATTAATAAAGATTTTACTTGCATTTGATAAGTAATTTAATTTACACTCTTCTAATAATTGCATGTTAAACCCTTCTTGTCTAAGATACTCAATAAATGGATATCCGGATATTCTTTTGGTAATATTTGTAAGTATAGAAATATGCTTATGTAGACCGATATTTCCACCATCGGGCGAATGAATAGGGCATAAAATTCCCCATTGTGTACTATTAAGTAAACGTGGTCCTACTATTTTGGCACCATCTGCTGTGATCGGGGTATTTGTTTTTCTAAGTTGTGCTGTCGTGGAAAAAAATGATAATCTACTCAAGTCTTGTAACACTCCTGGCTTTTTAGTATGAGCTTCAGATCCCCAATCTCCTTTAAATGCTCTAGCAAATCCTGCTTCTGTTATTCTATTTCTAAAAATAATAGACTGGTTATCCATAATTAATCGAATAAAATCGCGGTTTTGATAACTTGAAGCGCTTTTTTTAACAGCATAAAAATATTCCTTATCCATCTGTAAAAAGATATCTTTTTGTTGCAATGTGTAATATTCTCTGAAAAGATCATAAATTAAAGTTCCCGAAATCTCAATTCTTTTATAAAGATAACTATCACGATCAGTTGGTTTTTCTTCTCCATGAGATACAGAAAGAATTCTCTTAACAATATATCCCAGATAAAGAGCTTTTTGTGTAAAATTTAACTCGCCTATATGAGGTAAAAAATAAATCATCAAAATTTGCATAGCGTGTTCTAGCGTTTTACCTTTAGTAAGAGATGCAATATATTTTAAAGCTGCCTGTTGTGTAAATACTAAACCTGCGTCATGAATTGATGGTCTTAATGCTTCCATATAATGCGCGTATCTTTCAATATCCAATAGACAGTATTCTATAATACTTTTATCTGATATAACGCCCAACGCTCTCATTACAATAAATAATGGCACGGGTTTTCTTACATTTGGAATAGAAACAACTAATTGACCATTTGAAGACATTGGTTGTTCTTTTATCATTTTCACAGCTAGAGTTCTCATAGGTTTAGATGCGTCTTCTGATACTGATCGAATTTTTGCTGAAAACGACACCATATCATTTATATCTTTTTGAATTAAAAGTACATTATCGGCGAACTTTTCTTGAGAAACTATTACTTTTTCTTTGCCATCAATGATAAAGTAGCCTCCCGGATCATTAGGATCTTCGCCCATATTTTTTCTGACTTGGGGTGCCATTCCATTTAAAATACATAAATCGGATTGTATCATTATGGGAAATTTGCCCATATAAATTTTTTCTAATGTTACACTTTGCGTTTCAATAACATGTTTGTTTGAACCATCGTTTTTTGGAATATATAATGTAAATTCAATTTCAACATCATAATGAATCGTGAATGAATAATTAAAATTCCGTAATCTTGCTTCATTGGGATACATTAGTTTATTCTCTCCATTTTCATCATAAATAACAGGTTTACCATAATAAATCCTTGTACCATCCTTTCCTCCGATATAAAGTTTTGCATTGTATTTATACTCTTCAATATTTAATGTCTTGGTCGGGCCATTCCCTTCAGCATTTTTCCAGCGCTTATCTAGTTGCTCATCATTTTCATCAGAGAAAAATTCCTTCATTTCGTCAAATGTAATTGGTAATGATCTGCCATTAGGCAATGAATATCCAACATGTTTTGTTTCTTTATCTATTGTAATTCTTTCTTGATTTTTAAATAAATGTATTGGGTTTTTTTCTTTTAAGAGTTGTGGTAATCCATTTTTAAAAAAATCATTATAAGATTCTAAATGATGATTTATTAAAAATGATGGATTATCTTTAAAATAAAGATTCAACAATTTCCATGAGACTGGATTAAAACTCATTCTATTATATCTTATGTTTATATTTTTAAAGAGTTTTTAACTAGAAAAGATTATTATTATATTAATAATATTCTTATCTCATATTAGCCAATAATAACAATGCAATAATAACAAACATTAAAAGAAATGGTAAAAGCACTAAAAACCAAGAAATGCCTCCATATCCATATTTACAGAGTTGATTAAGTAAAAATGTCCATACCAATACATATATAGCTTTAAATACAAAGAAAATCATATTATGATGTTCTAAAGGCACCGTATATCTACCAACAGTATATGTGTTTGGTGATGAATAATTTTGCATCAATAATGCTAAAATACTTACTACAGATAGCATTAGATAAAGTTGAGATGGTGTACATAATGAATTATACATTTTTGAGAGTTGTTTCATTATATACATAGTAAAGATAACTTTATCAGTATTAGTTGTAACCCGCTTTGAATTTAGATGCTTGAGCAGACCCATCCTGAATATAATCTTGCATTGCTATAGTACCTGCCGTCATTTTAACTGGATTATTAATAGGTTGTCCCGATGTATAGTTGGTCATTGGCGGTTGATTTGTACTTCCATATCCATTATATTGACTATACAAACTACCGAAAGACCTCCTCCTCGATGACGACGACGTCTTCTATGTTTTCTGCTTTTACGTTTATGAGTTTTACGTTTCTTATGTTTTCTTTTTCTTTTCTTTGTGCGTCTTTTTCCACCAGATTGTTTTTGAGGATTAGTTGATTCCGGGGCCTTCATAACCTTATTGTTTTTTTGATAATAGTATTGTTGATCACCTCCTTTTGTTGCTACCTTGGTAATACCCGGAGATGGGACAAGAACAGGTCCATTCGGTGGGTAAGCATTTGTAGGTGAAAAAGTTGCAGGTGTCAAAATCATATTTCCTGCGCCCGAATAACCTCCCCTGTGTCTAGATCTGCGGCGCTTTCTTTTTACGCGTGTGCGTCTCTTGTGAGATTTTCTACTCTTGTGAGATTTTCTACGTTTGTGTTTTAAAGTACGTCTTCTTTTTCTTTTTCCTCCAGATAAACTATTTCTACGCATATATATATTTATAATATATTTATTCGATATCAACATGTGTTAACATATGTCTCCGACAACATATTCTTGTTAGTCCTAAACTATCCAATACAACGCCTTCTGGAGTTTTTTCTGCATAATCTTTTGTTAAATAAACTACTTTATCTGGGTCCTGTTCTTTATCTAGTTTCATTTTCCTAACTTCTCTTGTATAAAACAAGTACTTGTTTGCCAAAACTTTGCCGCATGTAAAACATTTCACTGGAATAATCATTGTTCTTTGATTTATATAAGATAATAAATATATAAATCAATTTTTCTAAATATTAAATTTCTAAACCATTGAAAAATGTTTTAACATATTTATCCGCATTAAATGTAGCTCCTAAATCATTGCCCGCAACACATTTTTCTTCCATATTTCCATCTTCATCTTCTTTGCTATGAGTCCAAACACAGCTGTTAGACATATTGCACGTTTCGGAATCTAACAAGGAATTACACATTTCATGACATTCATACGGATCCCTTTTACATGTTTCATCAAATGCTTTTGCTCCATTTGTTTTTGGATCAAATAATAAACTTTCCGCAAAGGGATTTTCAAAAGTTTCTACAGTAGCTACTTTTACTAAATGATGTTTTGATTTATGGATATGGATATTATTTGTAACCATATAAATTGTTATTAAACAAAATACTAAAACCATAAGTAATATCTGTAAAAAATATTTTTCCATGAATGCTATACTACCTTTAAAGAAATTAGCCATTATATATATAATTACATATTAATCTCTACAGTTTTATAACCTTGTGTTGTTTTTACGCGACGATGCACGGTATCGTTTCTTGTAAATTTATCGTGACATTTTTTACAAACTGCCATAAGATTAGCTTTATGATTTTTATGAAATGTTCCAATAAATCCTTCTTTATTTGCTAATTTTTGCGGATTCATATGGTGCATATCTTGCGCCTTTTTATTGCAAATCTCGCAATTACCTTTCGTTTTTTTAGAATTATATTGTGTAGATTTTCTAGATAAAATAACATTATTACCCGGATTATCGGAGCACCGCAATCCGTTTGCTAGATCCAAAAACTCTTTAGGCATTGCGAGTGATTTACAAACTTCTAAACCGTATAATCTAGTTCCAGATCCATTTTGCAGTTTTCGATTGTAAATTAATGAATCCGTCCCGGGATCATATTCAACTACCATATGTTTCATAACTAAACGATCCAATTTTAAAATATCTTCTTTATCAGTTAGTTCATGAAAATGAGTAGCAAAAATAAATGAGGCATTTCTCTCATGTAACCACGCCAAACCCGCTCTAATAATATATAAGGCAGATGATGTCTCCGTGCCAGAACATAATTCATC